ATGACCAGAGGCATACGCAACAATAATCCCGGCAATATTGATCATAACTCGGCAAATAAATGGCAAGGCTTGCTGCCACATGACCCGAACATAGAAAAACGGTTCTGTCGGTTTGAGTCTCCTGAATATGGTATTCGGGCACTGATGAAGCTGCTGTGCAATTACCATAAAGGCGGACATAACAGCGTGTCTAAGATTATCAACCGCTGGGCACCTTCAATAGAGAACAACACCACGGCTTACATTAACGGTGTTGCCAAAATGCTCAATGTTGGCCAGTTCGAGAAAATCGAAATCAACAAACCCACATTGATTGCGCTGGCTAAGGCAATTATCCGACACGAGAACGGCAAGCAACCTTATTCCGAGGCGACGTTTGAAAAAGCGTTTGAGATGCTGTGAGGCTTAACAGCCGATATTTCGCCCTTGGTGCTTTTGCTGTCATCGCTGGCCTGCTTTGGTTCTATTACAGTGAGTATCAGCAAAAGGCCAAAGATTATGATGAACTGGAGACGAAATACCAAACACAGGTCATCGCAATCAAAGACCAGCAAGAACGCATCAAACACCTTTCCGAAATAGACACCACCCGCTTACAGGAACTCACGAATGCCAAATCTAAAATCACTCAGCTTAGCGATGATTTGCGCACTCACGTTAAGCGCGTGTACGTCAGGGCAGAATGCCCAGTGCCTGAAACCGCTTCCCCCGCCGGCTTGGATGGTTCAAGACCCGCCCGACTGGAGAAAGACGCTGAACAAGATTATGTCCGTCTCCTCGGAGAACTTGAAACCCTCGAAGCCCAGTTCCTTGGATTGAGGGATTATGTGAAGACTGAGTGTAGGTGAAGCGATGGAAAACACAGATAAGGTATTGGCTGAGCTGGTTAACAAAGCATTGTCCGGTATGGACGGTTTGGTTGACTTTGGTAAAGACCAATTACCCACAGTCATAGAACAATTGATGCTTTGGCAGCTTTGGGTAACTAGTTTGTTATTTATCTTATTTCTGACTTTGGCGTTATTAGCTGGTTATACATGGAAGAAAGCAATAGAAAGCAATATTTACAATGAAGGCGGTATATATATAGTCCTTTTTGTAGTTGTTTGTGTACTTGGCTTTATCTCCCTACGCTGCGCTTTTACCGTCATCCAGATAGTTGTAGCCCCCAAAGTTTGGTTAATTGAATATGCCGCATCACTCATTAGATGACTTGTTTCCACCCCAGAGCAAATGATTCTGGGGTGTAGGAATGTGTTGGGGCGTAGTGTCAATGGATCTTGATATTGCATTTTGTCATCTCAGTTTTCCTCATTTTTTTGGGAACCAACTTTCAAGGCCAGGGTATCCAGTTGGTGCTGAAGTTGTTAGAGTTACTTCGTCGACTTTTGCATCGGTAAGCAGAGGTAGTGGTGGGTGATGAACGGGCTGTTGTGCTGGGTTCCCCCTTGCACCGTCAAATTGAGGTGATTGTGGGCGATTAGCAAGTAACCGGGCAGCCACGGGGTCACGTGGTCGCATGGGTTGATTTCGTGATGCTGGATTTATAGAAGCAGACACCGGATTGTAGCGACTTTGGTGGTGGTGTTGAGCTTGGCGCCTTATTGGCCCACCAGATTGAGGTGGTGAGCTTCTTTGTATTGGCGATGGAGAGGGAGAAGGTGGCACACCCAGATAAAAGTATTCGCTCAGTTCATTCTCTAGGCCAGATCGTGATATTGGCTGCCCAATTTGAGGTTGTGCGCGGATTATACAGCTTGCAATAAGAGGGTCATCTTCCCAATTTAATGACTTTTGCTGCCTCACTGCTCCACCAACTGGAGCGTAAGTAGCCTGAATATTACGTTGAGGGGGATAATGTTGCCCTTGTTGTAAAGAGGAGAGCTGTTGTGCCGGATACCCCATCGCACTTCCAGATTGAGGTAGTTGTGGGCGTTGACCGAAAAGACTTGGTGGTGCCGCCATAGGGTTAGAGCGATTCTGGTTATGTTGTTGAGGTCGAGACCTCATTGCTCCACTCACCTGACTTTGAGCTGACGGGATATTGTAGCCGTGTGGAGGAGGATTCTTTTGTGCAACTGGCGGACGATTGGATGAAACAGAAGCCAAGGCTCTATTCAATATATCTTGTTCTGATTGACTAAGGGGTTTAGCTTGTTGCTGTCGTTCTGTAGGATGCTGCGTCCGCATATGCGAGTCCAGACCGGACCCGGTTTTATAGCTTTGACGACAAATCTCACATATATACATAAAGACTTTCCTTAAGCCTGAACACATTTATAACAACCTCTACCCCCATCCCCACCACAAAACAAGCGAATAATTCTTAACTATTAGTTACTCACTGAAATTAAAAACAATATTCCTTTACCCATTCCCTTGAGTGGTTAAAGCAATAACCCCTGCCATCACATTCGTGGTGGCTTTTTTGTATCTGCATTTCCTGCGCACCGAAAGCGCACTTTAAAATCCACCGAACCTACCCTATAGAAGTGAGCCTTCGAGGATGTCAGCAGAGCTGGCGAGCCTCGGTGGGCTGGCATTCCTATTTCGGCGAGGGTTCATTTCATAGAGATGGTAAACGTTATGCAATATCCCACTATCGTAATTGAAAATATCAGTGTTCGTAGTAATGAGTATGGCACCTATAACCTTAATGATTTGCATAAAGCTGCAATAGCAGGAGGTCTGGCGCAAAAATGGCAAGTGCCAAGTCAGTTTATTTCTTCTGATGGAATTCAAGCATTTATTGATGAAGTTTCCAAAGTGCTAAAAAACACTTTGGAAGAAAAACAAATACTTGATGTCATTCGTGGTGGGGCTTATCGCGGCACATGGGCGCATGAGTTAATTGCTCTGCGTTATGCTGCATGGCTTTCGCCAGCGTTCGAAGTAAAAGTTTACCAAACCTTCCGTGCTTTTATTCTTGGTCACTTAGGTAAGTTTGCTCAGGCAAATCGACTTGAACTTGAATACCAAAGTAAGAAACGCAGGGTCAGTACGGCAGCAAGAATAATGAACGGCTGGGGTGTTGGTGGCGAGAAGCAGAGAATTGAATCTGCAAGGGAGCAACTGGCTAATGAAATGCAGATTTTAATCCCCGGTCTGGAGGAAGTGAAATAATGAATATGCCAACCCATGAGTTTTTATGCTGGCGTGTTGCGGAAGCCTACTGCTATCACCTAATGAAAATGAATCAAAGTCTAGTGTACCGACATATGTTTGGGGATATACAGGTCAATCAGCATTTCATTGCAGGTTTGCTTGATGGCAGGTTAAGTGAAAAGCTAAGCCCCAGCAGTCAGACATTGTTTTACGATAGATTACTTGAACTCTACGAGAAAATACCTAATGAGCGTGTTGTCTTTGTCGGTGGTGTGGCACCAGAACTGAGTAGACGTGGAAAGAGATACATGAATGCTTTCCTGCATGAATTTGGGATGATGCTCATGGATTTGGGGATCAGAGAGAAAAATGGGCTGTACCGACTGCCTACAGATGAAGAAGTGAGTCTACGATGACTAAACAGGAACGATACGAACTCACCACTGCATTGAAACAGATAAAAGAAGCCAGTGATTATCTGCATTCCGGTCGGGTTAATGATGGACGCATCACTGTTGATATCGTCGAAGCCATATTGGAAGCAATGCTAAACCGGAAGAAGTGATTTTACAAAATTCTCCAAAGCATCCCCAAACGGGTGCTTGATAGAATTTTGTGTCAGTTTTGGGCGGGCGTGGTCTCGCTCAGGTAGGGGGTTATATAAATCGAAGTAGTTGAACATTCTAAATGAGACAAAAACCATGATGATAATTCATATCAAAGAGGATGGTAGTACTTCTATACAGGCGGAAGGATACATGGCTTGTTACGACAAAGAAGGAAAGCCAAAGATGATGATGGGGAGTGCTCCTGAATATCTCATCATTCACAATGCATTCAAACCGAAGGCGGAACGGAAGCAGGTAAGTATTACTGCTGATGGTTTTAAGGTGTGTGACCCAACAGGGAAACTAAGAGCAGTTATCGCTAAACAGGCGATAGATGTAGATGCCAGTGCCATTATAGCGAGTGTAGAGCAAGCCTATAGAATGGCAGGAAAAATTCACGTGAAAGAAGCCGTTATTGACTCAGTAAAGATAACAGACTCTGACGATCACATCCGCCAGCTCATCCGCGAAGAAATGCGCCAGTTCGTTACTCGTGAATTGATGCCGGGTGGATTGCTGTCAAAATAAGGAACAAAAATGGCTAAACCAGATTGGGAGGCTATCGAATCGGCTTACCGGGCTGGTTCGTTGTCCATTCGTGAAATCGCAGCCAAACACGGTGTCAGTGATACCGCCGTAAGGAAACGGGCTAATTTACATGGCTGGCAAAGAGACCTCACTGATAAGGTAAAAAAAGCGACAAGAACGAAGTTAGTTCACAGTGAGGTTCGCAGGACTGGTTCGCAGCCCGAAGTGCGAACTGATGAAGATATTATCGAGCAGGCAGCCAGTGAAGCGGCGGAAGTTGTCCTCAACCATCGCACTGATTTGGCTGACTGGCGAAGGATAGCAAACAAACTGAGAACATTTCTTGATGATGTTGAAATTACCGAGGATAACCATACCTCCATCGCTCGAACGATTACGGCTGGCGTTGATGCTCAAATCAAGCTCATCAAAGGTGAGCGGGAATCATACAACATCGACAGTGGTGATAAAAACACATCAATAGATAGCATAGCTGACCTGATGGACGAACTCGCCAAAGGATAATCATGAAGCCAGAACATTTAGCGTTATTACGCGATAAACTCTGGCGGCTCAATCATCTTTACTGGATAACGGACAAAGAAAATCGCCCCGTCAGATTCAAAATGACGCCGGAACAGCTGGAATACTTCGAAGGCATCCACACCCGCAACATTATCCTGAAGGCTCGTCAACTAGGCTTCACGACTGAGGTTTGCATCATTCAGTTGGATGCAGCCTTGTTTGAGTCCGCCAAATGCGCCCTGATTGCCCACACCCTGAATGACGCCAAGCGGCTGTTTCGGGAAAAGGTGAAATATGCCTATGACAGACTGCCGAATGAGATTAAAGCCGCCAACCCGGCCAGTAATGATTCAGCGGGTGAACTGGTCTTCCGTAAAGGTGGTTCGCTGTATGTCTCAACCTCGTTCCGTGGTGGCACCCTGCGTTATCTGCATGTGTCCGAGTTTGGGAAGATTTGTGCCAAGTTCCCACACAAAGCACGCGAGATAGTCACCGGTGCATTTGAGGCTGTCTCCACCGATTGTTTCACCACAATTGAGAGTACGGCAGAAGGGCGGGCAGGTTATTTCTTTGATTACTGCCAATCAGCGGAGAAAGCCCAGCTACAAGGCAAGCCATTATCTAACCTTGATTGGAAGTTCTTCTTTTTCTCATGGTGGAAAAATCCGCAATATGCCATCGATCCCGTTGAACCCATTCCGCCACGGCTGGTGGATTACTTTGCGGAGTTGTCAGGCAAGCACGGCATTGAGTTAAACGAACGCCAAAAAGCGTGGTATCTCGCCAAAGAAAAGACCCTTGGCGATGACATGAAGCGGGAATACCCCTCTATCCCCGCCGAGGCTTTCCAGCAATCAGTCGAAGGCACTTACTATGCCAAGCAGTTCCGTGAACTGTACGAGAAGAAACGCATCGGTAAGCTGCCAGATAACTCACATTTGCCGGTTCATACCTTCTGGGATATCGGGGTGGGGGATTCGACGGCTATCTGGTTTGTACGGGAGGTGGGTGATGAGTTTCATGTTATTGATCACTACTCGAACAGTGGTGAAGGGTTACGGCATTACATGAAAGTGCTGAAAGACAAAGGGTACACCTACACCAGCCACAACGGGCCGCATGATATTGACAACCGGGAATTTGGTTCTGATGCCAAATCACGACGGGAACTGGCACGGGAAGGCTATTTGATTGAGGGTGAGGTCTATTCAATCCGATTTGACGTTGTGCCTAAGCTTTCTGTCGATGAAGGTATTGAGGCAGTACGTGAAATTTTACCTAGCTGTGTTTTTGATGAAGAGAAATGCAGCGAAGGAATAACCCATCTGGAAAGTTACCGCAAGGAATGGGATGACAAACGCGGCTGCTGGAAAGATAAGCCGCTGCATGACTATACCTCTCATGATGCTGATGGATTCAGATATTTTGCCGTCAGTCGACGCAACCAGAAGCGCTTTACTCAATCACTCAATTTCAATTGGAACTAACATGAGCACAAACGTTGATTACAGACATCCGGCATACGCCGAGTTTTTGCCAGAATGGAACATGATCGGCGATTGTGTTGATGGCGAACGGGTGATAAAGCGTCGGAAAGAGAGATACCTGCCGCATCCGGCAGACAAGAATTGGGATGGCAGTAAATGGGCAGGAGAAGTGTTGCATCCATTGAGGCCGGGTACAATGGCATTACAGGAAAATACAATCGCATCATCGGGAGTTTATTTAGGAACCGATTCAATCAACAGGTTATTGCCACCTAATTACTACTATCAGACGAACGGGCCTCAGGCAACGTCCGGGCGGGGATATCCTATACAGGAATTTGGCATTCTGGAAGTTTTACCCAGTGATTACCCCGGAGGGTATGTCATCCAACGGTATACGGGTGGACACTCGGGAGAAACATTTGTAAGAAAATATACACGTAGTGCTGGAGGATCATCATGGTCTCGTCTGATTAAGACTGATGCCTCAACCAATCTGAGTACGGTCACTGTGGACGGTAATGGTTTTGTCAAAAAATCCTCCCCCATTGTTGGAATTCATCCCGACGGCACCTTTACCACCAATGACGAATCAGAAGGGGCCACGGTCACCAAACTCGGTACCGGCCACTATCAGATAGACGGTATCCTTGGCTATAACGCCGACGGGGCATGGGGTGTGCACGGCGGTATCTCCTCCCCGAAGAATAACAACGGCCTTGAACTCATCTACATTGATGACCGGGTGGAAAAAGACGGCAGCATCACGATTGAGACGTTCCACCGTCAGCACAGCCATTTACCGGAGCGCTTTCAAAACAAGCGCATAAAAGCCCTCGTGGACGGTGAAAAGGTCTACTATGCGGATGGTGAACCCTGTGATATTCCCGAAGGGTGTCGCTTGGATGTCCGTGTCCAGATGCCGGCGGATTCGGTGTGGAATATTAAAGAGAAGGGACAGAAAGATTAA